CGCAGCGCACCCCACAGCTCAGCGCGCTTGTTACCCCACATCACTTGGTTCTTGGCTTTCCAGCCAAAGTTGACCCCACGCACCTTATACCGCTGTTCGACCAGCCGGTCAAGTATGCCGTACCCCAGCCCACCCTCGTCGATCACCGTCAGCGTCGGTTTGTATTCCTCGATCGCGTCGATGACGTGCCCCACAGTCGTCATCGTATCATCCCCCCGGTACCGCTTGATTGCGATGATGTCACGCCCTTGGCGCACCGCGATGACCGTCGAGTCGCCGCCCGACCGGGCGGGGTCGATACCAATTACAATTGGCGCTGTCTCGTCTTTGTGTTTGGGTCGGGCAAACGCCTGATCGACCAGCGCGGGTCCAATGAACTGATCGTCGCCTGCGCTTGGAAATTCCCCGTACACCTCGACCTTGGCCTGTATCGAGTCTTCGCCGTACTCCGCAATGATCTGCTCGTACACCTGTTTGTCGGTGTCCTCGACGTCGCGGGCGTCGATGTTCTCGGTCGACCAAAAGTCGCGCTTCGAGTTGAAGCATTCGAAGAAGTAGCCTTGGTTGCGGCGCGGATTGGAAAAGGCAAACCAGAACCTGTGCGGCGTGTTTTCTGTAAAGAAGCCTGCGGCCACCTGCCAGATCGAGTCTGGAATACCAGACGCCTCATCGAAGATCAAACACACGCCGTCCAGGTTGTGCAGACCGGCGTAAGCGTCCGGATTCTCTTCCGACCACAGACGCCCCTCGATTGACCAGAAGCGCGTGCCCTTCTTCAAGTCCCGCTCGACGATCTCCGCCAGCCACTTAGCCGGCGCAACCTTGGTTGCGCTAATCTCAAACCAATGGCTGTTGATCATCATTGCCAGCCACTTGGTGATCTCTGACCAAGTGATACTGCGGAGCTGGGCCTCACTGTTGGCCGACACAATTGTCGTCGAGCCTATGCGCGTCGAAAGCATCCACAGCACAAGCCAACTAACTAGCGCCGACTTACCAATCCCCCGGCCTGACGCAACCGCTAGCCGGAAGACGTTATAGTCGACCCGACCGTTGTTGTCTTTGATGTGCTGCGTGATCTTCCGCAGCACCTGACGCTGCCACTTGCGCGGGCCTTTGTAGTTGGCTAGTGGCGTGCCGTGTTGCCCCCACGGGAACGCAAAGTTCACAAACGCCTCCGGGTCGTCTTTGATGCGCGGCTGCCAGAGCCGCGTCATCAAGAGCATTTCATCAGAGGCGTTGTAGATCGGCTGCTGCAAGTGTTGGCTCCAGTCGTTCTGTTACCTGTACGTCGATGACGCGCTGCTCTGCTTTTTCAAGCGCAGATATTACGCTGATCTGCTGCGCCACGTCGATTTGCACCTGCTGCTTAGCCACCCAATCGTGTCTGTGACGAAGAATTTCTAGCGCCGCTTTGGTGTCGCCCGAAAGCGCGGCGTCCATCATCACAGCCGCAAGCGCTCCTTCTGCGTCAGCGCGCCCCTTTTGTTCTGCCATCTCGGCGATGGGGTCCATCTCGCACAGACGCCGATACTCGGTCGGCAACATGCCGGCTTTCAACGCCAGCGAGTCACCCTTTAGACCCAACTTGGCAGCCTCGTAGATGCGCTGCAAGCGCGCCTCGGTCGCCTCTAGTTTGCGCGCGGTGAGCGGCAAGGATTGGAAGGTCATGGCCAGATGGTGTGCTGCAAATAGTGTTACAAATAATTATAGCATTTTGCAAAATTTTTACGCAAGCAACAACTTGTGAGGCGTGTAGTTGGGGGCAAAAATTTTTGTGTGGCACCTCCGTTTTTGACCGGCCCGGTCGCCGGCCCTCACCGGGGGCTCTCACCCACGCGGCCCCGATCCCGCCAGCCCGCCAGCCCGCCAGCCCGCCAGCCCGCCAGCCCGCCCGCCAGCCGTGGGTGGCGTGGGGTAGCGCCCCGTCAACCGACAGCCCGTGGGGTGGCATGGGGTAGTGCCCCACGGATCGACAAGCGCTCGCCTGGTGGCGCATGCCGTGCAAGCGTGGGTGGCGTGGGGCAGCCCAAAAGCAAAGCGCTCATACGTTTTGCGTGGGGTGCCCCACAGCACCCGGCTGTCGGCGCGGGGCTGCGGGCGCCGGTGTTGTGGGGTGGTTGGGGTAGCTGGGGCACCCCCCTAAAAAAAGTCCCTATAATTTACACTACTGTATATATATACAGTATAAACACAAAACATTTTTTAGATATTACCTACTACCCCACACTACCCCGCTCGAGGGGCACGCCTACATCCAGCGCCGCCCACGCCCCTAACCCACACGCGCCCCACCTCACCCACGTCACAAGACTTGTCGCGCTCTGCTACACGTTTTGCGTGGGGTAGTGAAAAACGATACAAACTTTAGAGCATGGCTTGACACTGCTATAAATCTTGTGGCAAGATGTCGCCATGCGCTCGCGTGAGCGCGTCAACAACCTGGAGCAAACGACATGACACGCTCGCAAATCATCCACGCCTTGCACGCCTTCATCGAATCACGCCCTGGATTCGATCCGGCGAACTACGCCGGCGCGCCCGAGGCATACCGAGCAGACTCTCGCCGCGCCTTGCGCCACCTCCATGACGCCCGCGCCATGCTCAAAGCAATCCACTGGCGCGACAGCATCGGCGCCGACGATATCGCCCGCGCCAAGCACCATCGAATCGATTTCGTGCCGGCTGGCAATGTGGTGCGCGTCGACTACACGACAAGCCAGTATTACCCGATCGAGTACCGCGCAGCGGCATGCGCCACGCTCGCCGCGACCCTGTGGGATTACTTCCGCGAGACGTGCGGCGCCAAGACTGCCGACGATATCCGGCGCATGGCGCGCATGGAACTCGGGCGCTCGCTCGCTGGCCGTTGGTTTCGTTGAAAGGGGCTGATCATGTGGTGGACAGAATCACTAGGCCGAATCGAACTCAACATTACGAAAGCGCAAGCAGAATCCTGCTCACATCCTGGGCCTTGCGACGATGACGTCGCGGCGCTACGTCAAGCGCCCACCATCCGTCGGCAACTGGCGCGCTTAAGCCCCGATACCGTTCGCGAGGCACTGCGCGAATACGGCGCTTGGGGCGACGACGAATTGGCCGACCACGAAGCAAACCTTTCCCGCTTGCTCTGGATTGCATGCTGCGACATTACAGAAGGACGTTAACCATGCCCTCAAACCTCATCGAATGGACCCTTTTTCTCATCGCCGGTATCGCGCTCGGTTGCGCGCTCTTTTTTGGACTATCAGCATGAACACCTCAGAATTGACGGGCGTCGCGCTTGACGCGGCAGTGGCGCAATGTGAAGGCGTAACCGTTGAATATGTTGATGACGGGATCACTCGGTGTCTGCTACTGCCGACAGGCGGGCATTACAGCCCGTCAACCAATTGGGCGCAGGGCGGGCCGATTATTGAACGGGAGGGAATAACCGTTCAGACGACAGATCAGAAATCATACATCAACCAAAACAAGTGGGTGGCGTACCGTGTGATTACGCTATTCACCGACGAAGGCGAACGCGAATACATGCACGGACCCACGCCCTTGATCGCAGCCATGCGCTGCTACGTTGCCAGCAAGCGAGGCGATGACAGTATATGATCGCTGCAATCCTCGTCGGTCTGCTAGTCGCCGTGCTTGCGGTTGCCTTGAGACTCTAGCACCCTCAAAAACAACAAGGGCGCCCGAAGGCGCCCTTTTTCATTTGACGGCGCGCAAAGCGCCGCCGCCCGGCGGGCGCTCCGACAATCGCCTCAGTTCAGCCTTGCCCAGCTCGGCCAAGTCAGGCGCGCAGTACAGATGACGTTTCGTGGGATGCTCGCGCGAGTGACACATTCCGCAGTCGAGCCATCCGGCCTCAGCCAGCGCGTGAAACAGTGCCGACACGGGTACCCGCGCCCCGGACGGCGCTAACGCGCTCAGGCGCCCGCAAAGTTCTTGCCAAGGGGCAGACACCACGCCCGAGGAAAATTCGCCCACGCGGCCTCTAATCAATTCCAGAAGGTAGGATTCGACAGGCGACATGCCCGCCTCGGTCATCATCCGTTTGGCCTCGGTGACCATCGGCGTGGCGCCAGGTTCGAACGCCGAAACATCACGGGCGCGCAGCCACCCGGCCACGGTCTCGCGCCCGCCGGCCATATACCACGCCCATAGGGCCGACGATTCCGCCTCGGTCATTCTCGGCGCCGACGTCCAAATGACAAACCAGCGTCGGTCATCACTTGGCAGCGCGATCGGAATACGTTCGTTCGAGAATGCGATCACCAGCAAGCGGTTCGCGCTCATGTAGGGCGCCAAATACTTGCGATTGACGGGCAACACCTCGGGCGGCGCGGCCAGTAAAGGCTTCAATTGATTCTCAAGCGCGCGACGGTCTTTGGCCTCGGCCTGGCGCAATTCGTTGACCACCAGCACCTCAGACTCGAGCGCATAGCCCCACGATGACGTCACCTCCTCGTTCCGCACCAGCGCCACGTTCCCGAGGTCTTTGCCACCGATCGCGTACAGGAAAGGGGCGAATAGCGAATCTTTACCGCAACCCGGCACGCCCGCGAACAAGATACCGTGATTGACCTTGACACGCGGATGCTGAACTTTAAAGGCCAAGACAGTTAGTAAGTGCTCACGTTCTTTTGCGTCAGGCACCAGGCGCTCGACGTGCGCGAGCCACGGCGACACGTCACCAGATCGGCCCTCGGGGCGCGCGTCACGCCAACGGTTACCGAACGCGAGCCCGTCACGGGCGCAGATGATCGTCTCGCCCGCAGCGTAGGTCAGCCCCGCCAGCACTCGAGCGCCCATGGCCTGGCGGTTTTCATCAAAACTGATAGACGCCTCAACCCGGCGCTTCTTCGCGCCCGTGGCGTGCACCGACCAGCACGTCACATGCCGGTACAGCGCGTTGAAGGTCTGGCGCGTTAGTTCTCGACGCTCGATCAGGTCAAAGTAGCAGTCCCCGTCCGCGACGTAGGCGTACCGTTCGAACCACTCGGCCTTCTCTAACCGTCCGGCCTCCCGGCGCTCGACCTCGGCCACCACCGCCGCCGCAGCGTCAGGGTAATCTTCGGTCGGCGTCAGGCGCGACATGACCTCGGCCATCTTGGCCGTCAGCAACTCGTCCCGCAAGCCCGGCGTATGCTTTGGCCCACCTTGCTCTGCGACCCACGCGAGGAACCGGGCGCTGTCCCAGTCGCCACAATGGCCGTGATAACAACAATACGCGCGCGTGAGGCCCAGATACCGGCCCTCGGGGTTGCCATCGCTATGGTCGGCGCTGTTAGGGCAGACGACCCCAGCCCAGCCCTCCGGGTTCGGGCGCGACAGCACCAGACCCTGCGCCGACAGCCACGCCAGCACGTCATCAGCCCCGTCGTCCGACAGGCGCACGGGCCGCACGCCCGCGCTGTCGTCCGGGCCTGGGTCGACGCCCAGAGCGGCGCAAAGGTCCGGCAGGCGATAGACCCGCTCGGGGTGGAACTCAACCAGCCGCGCTTGAAAGCCGCCCTTGTCGGGCTTCAGGTTGACCGAGCCCGGTAGGCGGAAGTTGCGGACCGGATTGATCGCGCCAGGGTCACTGTAACCGGCCTCGGCAATCGCGCGAATGGCGGCGCTGTAGGCCGCTTTGGTCGGTTGGTCCTCAGGGTCAAAAGCGTAGCCCCACTGGAAGCTGCCCGCGCTCGTCTCCATGATCCAGGTCGGCGGCACGGGTGAGGTCTTCGGTGCCTTGCTGGGCTCGCCCACGTCATCCAGCACCATCACCAGCACATAGTCGACGTTAGCAGCGCTCGCAGACGGGCGCCCCTGCTCGAATCGGTCGATGACAAATGACCCGGTATTGCCGTACCAGGCGCCCTCACGCACCCGCGACAGGTCCGGCAACGATGCCGGCCACGACGCCTTCAAGGCGCCGTCGGCGTGGTACTGCAATTCGCCGTTCGCGTCCCTGCGTGGTTTCTGGCGCACAAATAACGCTGTCTCGCCCTCGGGCGCCAGATTGATGATAAACTGCTCGAAATTCATACCTTCTCCTGTAGTTCAGCGCCCGCCTGCCAGCGGGCGTTTTTATTTGCCGTAACGAGCCATGATCTTGGCCTCAACGGCGAGCGGCAACCCCACCGCCCAATCGGGCGGGGTCACCATGATACGCTCAAGCTCGGCTTTGGCCTTCTCAGGTTCAGCCGTCTCGATCACGATCTCATCATGCACATGCGCCACCACGCCCTCGCATTGACGTAGTGCGGCGCGTAGGATGTCATGGGCGCTTGCCTGCGTCACATTCTCGCAGGCGAGCCCGCCCCACAAGCGCGCTCGCGGCCACTCGGTCGCATCAGCCGCAGGCTTCCATGACGCCTTGGCGTAGGTCAGATGCTCGCCCTCGAACTTGGCAAACGGGTAGCAGAGCACGCGCCCGCTGGGCAGCATGTACCAAAGGTGCTGTTTGTCGTAGACATACGTTATACGACCCGCCGTGAACTCATGGCCCGGATGACGCATCGCGGACATGTACGCGCGCTCAAGATCCTGCCAGAACATCACGGCCCACGGGTTCGCACGGCGCCAAGCGTCGACCATGCGGCGGCTTTCTGCCTCTGCCACACGCACGCCGTAAACGCGGCCCATCGCGGCGAACGCGCCAACACTTCCGCCAAAAGCTAGGGCAAGCTCCATCACTTTCCCTCGCTGCCTAAAATCGACCATTGTTGCGTCGTTGGCCTCGTAACCGGCCTTGATGGCATCGTAACTGGCCCCAAACGCACTGGCGGCGTTAACGATGTACGGGTCAAGCTTGTTCCGGTAGATGTCGAGCTTTGCCTCGCCTTGAAGTGATGCAGACAGCCACGGGTTGACCCGGCCCTCAATGGCCGACCAATCAGCGACGACGAACGAGTGGTCAGCGACGAGTGCCGGGCGGAGCATTGACTTCAGGGCGTCGGTGACCCGCTTTCCGAACCGAGGCACGACAGCGTGGCCTCGAACGAGGGCGTGTCGAAGTTCAACGGGCTCCTTGGCGGACTTCCGAGGGAAGTTATGGACCTGCGCTCCATATGACGCAGCGCGGCCTGTCGCTGCGCCTCCAGCAAAAACAAATGCGCCTCGCACACGCTGATCTTCGTCATCAGCCAGCGACGCGAGGCGGCCAAACTTCGCAGTGCTCGACGCCCAGAGGTCGTCGGCGCATTGGATGACCTCGGCAACAGCGGGCGGTACCTCATCAGGGTTCTCCATCGCCAACAGATTGGCGCGTACAGTCTTGTCTATCGAATCTTTGTCTTTCGAGCGCGCCAACTTCCGGGCCTCTGGCCCAAGGCGCTCCAGCACCCACTGGCGCATCTTAGGCGATCGCACGGACGTCACCGCGCCTTCGGTCAACTCAACAACGCGCGCCTCGATCTCGACGCGCTCGGCCTCGCTGTAGCGCATGGCGGCGAGGCACAGCTCGACATCGACCTTCACGCCTCGGTCGTTGATGCGCTCGTTGACGTGGTAGTCGGCAAGCTCTTCGGGCGACAGCTCACGCAAGCTCTTACTGATCGCGCGCATGGCGCGCACGTCCTGCTTGCAATACTCGAAGAGCGCGGCCAAGTCGTCGGGCGTGTGCTTGAACGGTGGCAGGCAGCACTTCCTGACCAATGCTGCGCCCTTGTGGTCTTTCTTCATGCTGGCGCCCGCGAACCGCCCGACGTCCTCAAGGCTACCCGGCGCGCAGTTTGATCGCGCTTGCGCGGCGGTGCAGTAGAACTGTTCGAGCGCAGGCTCCGGCAGGTCAAGGTCGGGGCAGAGGACGTACCAAAAAATCAGACGCTCGAACGCCGCATTGTGCGCGCGGATTTGGTGCGTCAGGATCTCACGCGGAAACGGCTGATCAGGCGTCCAAAGTTCGACTTCGCCGTCGTCGATCGCATACGCCATGCAGAGCACCTGCGTGGACGGGTGGCGAGCGTAGTTGTACGGGCCGCGAGCGGGTAGGTCACATTCGCTGCGGGTTTCGAAGTCAAGCCAAATCATATTGCACCTTAGTGTATTGGATGCCCGTCTTTCCGGGCTGTCCGCAGGCTCACGGAGCTGGAGGAGACACTACGCCCTCCGCGCCTGCTGCCGGTGTTGTCCGTCACCTCCGGCTGGACGTCGGACATCAGGCGGCGCGGCGACGACGGCGGGGCGCGTCTTCGGCAGCAGCGGGCGCTTCTTCCGCTGCCTCTTCACCATCCATCGACACCCACTCGACGATCTCAAAGACCGGCGTATAGATGCGTCCATATGATTTATGCTGATAGTGATCCTTGCCCAGCGTCACGATCGGCACGGGGCGCTCGGGATCCTTCTCCACCTGCGCCGCGATCGCCACCGCCAACTGCTGCACGGCGCGCTTACCGCCCACTGACGTGGTGGTGTAGCGGCACTCAAGGCCCGCGTCTTCGCCAGTCAGGCACTTCAGCATCAGCCCTACCTGCTGCTCCCAGCCCTTCTTCGCGCTTGGGGGC